CTTCCTCTTCCTCTTCCTCTTCTGCTGCTTCGGGCTGCTCAAACTTATCCACATTAAAATTGCCAGGGATGGCACTTGTAGCCGGATCAAAGTCAGCTGGAAGTTCAAAAACAGTTTCTTCTACTGGTTCATCTGAGGCGGCTGTTTCAAATTCTCCGGGGACGAGTTCGACAGATTCCTGAACTTCCTCTCCCGTTCCTTCTTCCGTACCTTCTTCTGTCTCTTCGCCTTCTGGAACCTCTTCGGTTTCTGTGGTTTCTGATTCACTGCCAAAAATGCTCACTTTATCCTCCTGCTGATGCTATTGCTTGTTGTTCTTGTGAAACTTGACCAGCCATTGATGATGCATCTTCCATAGATTGTGGTGGCGGTGGAGCAACTCCACGAATAACTCCCATCAATCTCGGGTCCCACATATCAAGCTGAATTCCAGCCTGTAAAGCCTCCGCTTGATAATGCATCAAGGTATGAATTATTGCAAGCTCTCTAACGATCGGATGCAACATTCGAGAACTAGATGACTTTAACCAACGCTCATGTTCTGCAATATGAGCTAAATTATTGTCATATACATTAATAGGCAAAGCATAAGCTTGAATTGCATTCTTAAACAGCATATCAGGGGACAACATTTCTGCCCCAGGCTGTTGCTGTAGTTCTTCCATTCTAGCCTGAGCTTCTTCCTCCGGTGGAGGTTGAACCTTAGCTAACATTAAGTTTTCACGTTCAGCATGACGTTGGTCAACTAATAATTCTTCCCAAAGCCTATCTGTAGCTGCAAGATTCATCATTTGCATTCCCTTATCGGGAGGAATGAATCCTTGCGCCATCAAATCCATAATTTGAGCTTGCATGGCAGCAATACTACGAGGCTGTCCAGAACCTCGAATGACTCTAAAGTCTGTATTACCACGCAAATCAGATTTTGAGAACTCCGCTGCTTCAAGAATACCATTAGTGCCAACAACTTTAACAAGACGTTCTTCGTCCCAAAATTCGTTGGCATGACTTAAAATATGCCGACCAACCTTCTCTACAGCCCCTTCGATAGTCTCGATCGTAAACGAAAGGATCGAATCATCCTGCTCTTGCAGGAAGGAAATAGCCGTAGCTGCTTCAACTCTGCCAGGAGCTTCACCACGAGAAATTTCGTGCTGAGAAATCATATCTGACATATCCAGCACATCTCTATCTAGTTCTTGTAGAACATAGTTCGGAAGAGGCTGAATAGGAAGTGGAGCAGGAGGCACGAACCCCGGAGTATAGAAGATTACTTGCCCCGGAGCCGAAGTTATTTTTGCGGCATCTATTGAACCCTTGGGAGCCACAAGCATAGGCTTCGCCATACGGTTCTTTGCTTCAATAATCTGACCACGTGATCTATTAAATTCCTTTTGTGGCGGAACTAAGTCTACGATAACTGATTGACCGTAGAATCGTCCGGTCTGCATATGGTCGATTTTTGAGAAGCAATATTCTCCATGCTGGTATTCAGGGCCGTCTGTAGAATAGTCTCGCAGATAGATGATTTCTTTGTCCGTAAGAACCATTCGTGAACCAGAGGGGAAATCTGTATTCCCCTTAATATAAAGCTCATAGACCAACACGCCTCTGCGTGTAGTCATTTTTCCCTGTAGACCCTGCGCCCTGAATAATCTTTGCTCCCAATCTGGAGAAGCTGATTGTGTTTGTTCGTCTTCCTTAATTTGTGTACCGAATACACCGTTTAGCCAGGTGGCTGATCGGATATTACCCTGAGCAATCCATTCTTGTTCTTCGAGAACTTCCAAGGATAAGTCCGGTACAAAAACGTGGAAGGGTGACAGTACATCGAGTTTGATTTTACCGGGTTTTCCGTCTTTATCAACCGCATATGGATCATACCAGTCTTTGATGAAACTTGTTCCGCAGACACAAGCCCACCAAACAGCCCGCTTTACATTAAAATCGCCTACTAAATCATGCCACTTAGCTTGATAAATTTGGTCAGCGGCCGAAGATGCAGCCATATCTTCTGACTCGGTTGTTTCGGGGATAACATATCCCTGTGGTCTGTTTTTAGTAAGACGACTAACTTCTTTACGAATGAGAGGGCGGATGCGATTACGAATAGGACGAGAGCGCCAACTAGGAGCCGGTGGAACAACCATACGATAAAACGATCCGGTTGTTTGCCAACTAATCCATTGGTTTCCGAAATAGAAAGCAAGGTTAGTGTACCACTCCCTCTCAAATGCTGCCCTATTAGTTCTAGCCGCACTAAGTTGACCGAGATACTTCCCATGTAAATGTGCCCGCATTGCGGCAGTTATTGACACAGTTCCATTTCGAGCACCTGTAGTTAAGCTTTGACCTAAGCTAGCTAAAGGACTCTCAGATGGAGTCTGTACCATTTGGGAAGTATCGGTCATAATTAGACGCTCTCAGCCGCTTTGGATAGAGCTTCTGTTCTATTTAACTCATCAAAATTTGTACGAGCTAAGTGAGCAATCCCCCACATTAAGCTCTGCTCTAAGTTTGTGAAGGCAAGAGAAAGTTCGCGAGAATTTTCATCCTTACAAACATTATCGAACGTCAAAAGAACTTCGTGGTAAGCGCCACGAAGAATCTCCATCTTTCCCTGAGTTTTAGAATCAGGAGGATGATTAATTAAGTCTCTCTCGATCTTAGCCTTTAACTCTTCAAGATTCATCTATTTCTTCACTTTCCCCTGTATCAGCATTCATACCGAACAGGATTGCATCTGGAGGCAAACCATCTTGCATTTCATTCGGATTCCAACCCATTTCAACAGCCCAATCTTTTTCATCCGACATTCCTGGACCAAATAAGCTATCCGAGACCAAGTTTGATTGATCCGTCTGATCGTAAGGCTTCGTCGTCTGTTCCATCACGCTCAGAGTGTACGGGTCCTGACTCTGAACTCGATTCAGTAGACGATCTATCATTCTCTGCTGAATTTCTATCAGAGTCTGATGAGTCTGTAAACTTAGCCTTGATTGCATCCAGACTAGGCCGGATAGAACCAATGTACTCAGAAAGATCGTCAGACAAAGTAATGCCAACTGAGCCCAAGACATTAAACACCTGCTCCCAACGTGTAAGAGCTTCTAGCAGATATGCATTCTGCTCACGAAGAATCTCGCTATCTTGTGAAGGATACTCCATTCCTAAATCACGAGCCCACTCTTCAACCTGAGTGTTTCCGATAAATAAAGGTCTGCCAGAGTATAATTCTACTCTAGCATCCACATATTTTGTATCAACCGACCGGCCCGAAATTCCACAGTAGTCAGTCCATAAGACTGTTCCTTTATTATGCCAAAGTTGTGGTGCCACTATTAATCCTCAAATCATCGAGGCCATGAAAAACTCTTTGTTCTTCGATAAGAATTATTCCTCGGGTGATTTGTTCCCTACGTCTAAAACCTAAATTGAACCATAGATCACCAGCTACTTGAATAGCCTGTATTTGTTTGTAGGCGAAGCAGGTGTAAACGGCCTTGTGACCTAAATCTCTAGTTGCAACATACACTGGCATAGACAGATTGTCAAATACCTCTGAGAATCTAACTACGATATCACTATCAGTCATCTTCAAAGCGAAATGAAATCTATCAGTCTTTTTTCTTTTAGCTATATAAAAAGAACCTTCCCCTTCTGCTATGCCCGCTGCCCAAGCTAAATCCATTGTTGGTTCTCTTGGAATATAAATTCTATCGAAAGGCCATTCCATATTAAAATTCGTCTCCTAAAGACATATCACTTATCTTATCGTTCTTAGGTATTCCAGGGACGGGTGCTAACCTAGTATCCCATGTACCGACCGAATAATCAAGCCTAAACCCTTCCGAGTCGTACTGATCGTCTGGCTCGGGATACCAAACGCCATCATCCCTTTCAGGTCTGCTTAATACTCCATATCTTAGAGCGTCACTTAAATGATCGTCCTTCTTAAGTATCTCTTCCTTTCTATTCCTTTCAGCCCGCATTTTCTTCAAGTGCCAAGCAGCATACTGTAGCTTTCTCATTTCCCACAGTAAGAATGGACACTTGCTTTCAGAGATAAACAACTTAGGACGCTTGTAATATTCCCCATCAATTTTAGACCCACGGAGCAGAGAAATTACTCTGTTAATCCCAGTCTTTACATCATTATTCGCAGGGATAATTGGTATGCCATTCCTAACATACTCAATCTGGATACTCTCGCCAGAAATAGGACTCTTCTGTTCTATAGCTGGATCACCTACTACATACAGCGGCCCTAAACCATGCGTAGAACGTTGTTGTATAACAGCTAGAGCGTTCTCCGCAACTACCCTCTCAGACTCATAATATTCATCATAGACAAATAAATCACCGTCTTTATTAACCTGCATCCATAACCAAGCTGTAGGATTCGTAAAACCATGATCCATAGACTCGAACTGCAAAAACGATCCTACAGGCTCAATCTCCGGTAAGACGTGTATAGCTCTCAGATGGGGAGCATAAACCAATCCAGTCTTGCTGATGAATCTTCCATGCTCTCTAATCTGCCGCTCTTCCTTTGACAGACCCCCTAAGTAATCTTCTGCGGACTCTTCAATGATATGAGGATTGTCAAGCATATCGACTTCAATGACCATAATACTGTCATCTAGCGCAGCCCGACTGTATAAATCATCATAAACCCAAGTCATCCCATCAACAGGTGTCATAGTAATCCACCAAGAACCACCCTGGTCTACAAGACGGGCTAAGCATTCTGTCCAGATTTCCTTGGGGGGCTCTTCATCAAACCATATAGCTGTACGAGAAGTTCCGGCGAATTGCTGTAACTGTTGCTCATAAGTCATAAATTCAATGAATGACTTGTTGCTCAGAGTTAGGAGACGTTTTCGACTAGAGTAGCTATCTTCCCACGACCCGTTCTTGAGTAGACTTGGAGGAATCCACCGCCGGATTTCTGGGAGAACAATTTGCTCCAAACCTTCGATGAGGTCGGTTGTAACGACTCTAAGTTGATTGGGGGGCTCAGGAACCTTTCGATAGGGATGCTCACCTTTAGCCCACCATACTGTCTCACAACCTCCGCCCACTGTTTTGCCAGAGCGGTTTCCACCAATGAATAACTTCTTCTTTCTTGTGTCACGGTGAAATCGCTCCTGCTTTGGGTGAGGTCTATAAGCCGCAATACTAGGTGCCTGCTTCGCTGATTTCAATAGCTCCGCTAGTTGATTGGCGAAGGTATTCATCCAGTTTCTCTCCAATCTGAGCTAGAACCGCAGGAGCTACAAATTCCGCCAATATCTCGAATATGGCTGTCACCGCATTGCTGATATCTATTTGAACCTGAATTCGCTCCGGCTCTAAGTTTATTCCCCGAGCCTGTGCAAATAACTTCATAGCTGCCACGTCACCGTTAGCAACTTGTTGCTCTAATGCTTGATACCATTTGTAGTCCGCACTCTTAAATAGCTCTGTAGCTCTAACTTTTAAGAACTCTTGAAACGCCGGCGTCCTTCGCCAAGTGTTCCATTTGAACATACTAATACGCTCGTAACCTTCGGACTCTAACACGTCGTTTGCGGTATCGAGCTTGGCTCTATCACTACGATGGTCCATCGGATTAAGCATCACATTAATCGCGACGAGTTGCTCAACCGTCATAGCTTCCCGCACGGACTTAACGCTCGCGCTTCGTGGTAATCCTCGCTCATGACATTTCTGAATAAAGTCATGGCTCGTAAATAACTCTTCGACTTGCTTTCTAGTTCTATACGAGCTTAATTCCAGGAATCGCTCAACTGTAGGCATTGTGCCTGTTTCCCAAAAAATCTGCTCACAAATTGATATGGCTTTATGTATTTCTCGTAGACGCATTTTAGCTGGGTTAAATTCTGGTTCATCGTCGGGGTTTAATTTAGTTCCTACAGGGGCCGTATAGATCGGATTGAGAGAGTCCTTGGTTATAGCTTGTTGCTGTGGGAGCGAGGGTAGTAGTTGCATACTGAACTTGTTTAGCAGACGTAGATGTTCTCAGTCAAGTGCTGAATTGATTTTTCGGAAAAAATTGCATGAAAATTAGGGAACCTCTTAAAATCGGTTCAGTCGCAAAAGGGCTTGTAACCGGATCAATGTTAAGCAAGCCTAATATTATTTGTTCGGCTCGCCTAATAAACATCTTTCGGCAGGCTTAACATCTAACGCGCTAACTCTTTTAAATAGCTACGCTTCTATGATAGATACAATTAGGGTGTGGTGCTATAGTCCGTATAGTGGTAAAGCTATATACATAATACTTAGTGGAACCTTATAGGTTCCCTAAGTAGCAAATGTTAGGTTGTGAGGTTCTGTGGACAAACCCATTTAACCCACTACTGGCGCACCCCCTCCAAACATCTGTTCGGTGGATAACGCCCAAACCTAACAACCTAACCTAACATTCCTATATTAGTTTACATTTGCCCATATAACTCAAAATCGCCCCATGTTGCTATAAATCCACTTGCCAAAGCACGCTAAGAAAATTTCTTTTTGGAGAAGTTGTTTTTCGTACTTTTGGCTGATAGGATGCGGGATGCATCCCGCACATAGGGATTAGCGAGTGCCGCTGGCCTAGCATGGTAAATGCACTCTTCGCTCTTTGACAAAAGAATAGAACGGTAAAGCCAAAAAGTGACTTTTTGGTAAGGATAGACTATTGTCCTAATCTCAGAATAATAGTTAATCCCGCAGAATGCGTTAGACAGTAATGTCTTTTGCAGCATAGCGTCTATCAAAGTAACTCTACGTTGTAGCTTTATGCTCCGATTGTGAAAGATAGTCAAAGCTTAGTAGGTTGAACTGTTCCTAGTTGGTAATTGGTATTAGACACTTACCCTCTTTCCCCAAACAGAAAGAGAGTAACAAATGAAAATCGTGAGACTTTCTCAATTGCCTATTTGTGATATCTGCGAAGAGAAAACCGCAGAATACGATGGTCCTACTCTTTTGGGCCGTCATGGCTATATGTGCAAAGTGTGTTATATCATGGACGGTATTGCGAATTCTTCCATTACCGTCAAGCTAGAACTAGAGTAATCAGGCTGTAGGGTAAGTGTCTAATTCCAATTACTAACTAATCTGAGAGTGTCTATTTGGGCGTTCTCTAGTCTGTCTAGTGCAATGAGGGTATAGTAAAAATCGGTCGCCGATTACTATAAAAGACTGTACCCTGATTGCACTAGATAGGCAGGCACCTATTTAGTGTGTATCCATCCATCCAACAAACGGAAAAGAGACACACAAAATGCCTAAGAATGAGAATGCACAAACTCCAGAATCTCCCACTATTTCGGAAGAGGCTATCGAACAATTGATAACTCCCGAAATGGAGGAATTGATTGCCTATCCAATTTCTGTGAAAACGGAAAGCGGAGATTTCATTTATGCTCAAATGGTAGTGAGCGGAATGGATGCAATCAAACTCTTCCATGAGAGATTTGAGACACTAAAGCCAGTTTGGAAAGTTCTCATTGATGCTTTGGAGGCTAAGTCAAAGACAGTCTCTAGTAATGCAAAGAGCATTAATGAGCAAGTGCGTAATCGAATTGTTGAAGCTCTTTCCGAAAATGATTTGACGGAAATCAGCGACGCTATTCGTAAGGTCTATGCAATTCTTGATCCGATTTCTGCAAAGAGTGACGGTCATGCAATTGTGATTGCAGAAAGACTTGCGCATTTGTCGGAATTGTTCACTGATTTTGCAAATGACGCCATTCATTTGCATGATGTTCCGGAGGATTTGAAAGAGCAGAGTAGTGAATCACTCATTACTCTCTTTAACGATATCCATTCTGCATTGAAAGAATTGCAGCGGAACATCAATGCAATCTTTGAATCATTCCACGCCAATTGGCCAATGTACCGTGAGTTTATCGACAAAAAGTTCTACCGTCTAAATAAGCATGGATTGCCTATGCATGTTGAGGATGGTAGAGCGCTACGTTCAAAGTTTGCTTTGGATGATAATGGCGATAGTGATACTCGCAAGAGTGTTGCTAAGAGATTTGCTCATGGTAAGTTGGACATTACTGTTGGATACAAAGCCGGTAATGCAAAAGAGGTTGTTCGCAATCTCGCTACGGATTATCGAAGTGTCCAACTAGCTTTGCCTAGCTTTGTTAGGGAATTGAATACGCTAGTTGCTACTAAGAATAAGCGACCTAGCCTTTTCCCAATTCAAATGCCAATGTTGATTCATTGGATTAGGGAAAGCGATACAGAACTAGCGGAAAAGTCAGACCGCGAAGTTCTTAACAGTGATTGGACTATCACAATTCCAAACACTGATGTTGTTGTCCGACGGATTGCTAGCGAATAACTAGCACACTAGGCAGACTAGTAGAACGTCCAAATAGATACTCTCAGATTTATGCAAAATCGGTCGCCGAAAGTAACTAAATAGGAGCGACCATGTTTAACATCAATGCCAGTTATGCAATTCTCGAAGAGAAACTTGCAGAACTAGAGAGAAAGCCAAAGAGCAGACTTTCGCAATTCGATTCTGATTTGATGGATACCATCATTTTTGAATTGAATCGACGAGACAACAATGCATCAATTGTTGCTAGAAAGTTTGCTGCAAGTTGAATCGTCATACTGCGAAATACGGAAATCATTTCGTAATTGCGAAAACTGTGGCGCCTTGTGAAATTCGAGAAGGTGATTTAGTCGACTTTGAAGATATGGAACTACTAGAAGTCGACACTACCGTATTCCTAGAAGATAGGATGCAAATACGGTTCACAAATGCCACACCGTTCTATCTCAATTTGAATGAGATAGAAAGAGTGCGAATTTACCGTCGGTCTATTTGCACTAAGTAATTGTCCATGACCGATTTTGCATAATTCTGAGGGTATCTAGTAGACACTACAAGCAGAAAGAGAGGGAAAGAGAGATGCATTCTGGGAACAATGACAGCGCCATTTACCGTCGATCCATGCAAGCGCGTCAAATCGACGAGGGTATTTGGCATTTCAACTACCATAACTGCGGCATTTATGGTAAGAACGGATTGAACACTAAGCCGAAGTATAAGAAATGAGAAAAGAGCCTGGCTAATTTGGAAAAGTCGGACTTTTCCAAGTTGACCAGGCTCTTTTTTTTTTTTCTTCCCGCCGGAGGCATCGCAAAACTATTACTGCATCAGTACCGATCCAATCCAGTAAGTCCAACCAAAAATCTTTCTACAGCCCGGCCGATTGACAAACACAAAGATGTATGCTAGGCAGAGTACAATGTCCGTACATCACACACTACCTCCCGATCTTTTAGCTAGGCTCAGTGAATCTCAAAAGGGTCTGTTAGAGCATTGGTGGGAATTGCCAGATAGGATCATTACGCCAACAAAGGTACACAGATTTCGCGGCGGCACGTATCAAAGTTCTCTCGTCTATCTGCAAAGACTTGCTAGAGACTTAGGTGGGTACTCAAAAAGAATAGGTCATGGCAAATACCAATTGCTGGCTGTAGGAGAATTTGAGCAGCCGCAGAGTAATTACTATGCACGAGTTGTATTCGGTAAAGAAATGACTCCTCTCAATACAGCTGAAAGATTTGCTACATCAGATGGGATCAAATCTCTTATCTCACGATTCTTAGAGTCACATGGAATCCTCGAGCAAGCTATATTGGATTTACTTGACTTAGCAAAGCCTATTGATGGCAACACAATAGCAGTGTTAGAAGCTTACAAAGAAGGAATGGCGGGATGGATGGAAGCCTTCAAAGTTTTTCATTATCACTTCGATCTTCTACTTCGGGAATCGAAAAGTGCGAGACAAGATTTACAACTAATGGGCGATCTTGCAAGTACACAGAAACTTCTGGAATCCAGCTAGCTTTGTCTTGCAAAAAGGGTGGGTTGTCTCATTGAAAAAACAGTGATACCGTGATGCTCCCATCCGAATAAAAGTAAGGAAAAGACATGCCTAGTGTTTACGAAGAGCAAATTGCAAAGCTAGAAGCACTCGTTAGAGAAATCGAAGACGAGATTGTTGATCCTAGCCAAAAGCAACTTGTAACTTTGGAAGAGTTTGAGAATGCAGCCAGACTTAGATACGAAGAGGACCTAGCCAAAGCTAGGGCTCGATTCCATAAGTCAACAGAGGCTAATGCTCAAACTAGAGCTTCAACACAACAGAAGCTTACAAAAGCTCTAACGGATATCGAGAGATTGAAGAGAGATATTCGTGAGCAAGAGCAATTACATATGCGGGCGATTCAAACAGATGCTGAGAAACTTCGCTTGCAAGCTTTGGACAAGAAACTCTCAGAATTGGCTGAAGGTTTCAAATGGTTTGAAGCCAAAGAGGACTATCAGTGGACAGGCATCCTCAATCTCTGGGATGCTTACGAGCATGGCGAGCCTGGAGTTATTGTCGCCGATGATCGTGGACTAGGGAAAACTTTCCAAGCCGTCGCGTTCAGAAGTCTTTATGTTCCCGAGTTCGTCAAAAAGCACGGCCGAAAGCCTAGGTGTCTATACATTACTAAAAAGACTCTCATCAAGACAGCAGTAAGAGAGTCTTTTAAGTGGAATCCCGAAGATCAAGTCCTAGCAATTTCTGGCAAGCCAGGCAGTGATAAGATCATCACTGAAATGGCAGTGGGTTCAGGATCATTGTTAGTTGTAAACTATGATGCAGTGAGAACTAGAAATTGTATTCGGGATGCAGATTGGGATTTGATTGTTATTGACGAAGTTCACCAATTGAAAGGTGGACCGTCAGTAGCACGATGGCGAGCAATCCATGAAATTGCTCAGAAGGCTGAATTCCAGATTTATCTCTCTGGCACGCCAGTACAGAATGCGCCAGAGGAAATGTGGAGTTATCTCCATATGTTCGATCCATACTCTTTCCCAAATGTTCGAGACTTCAAGCATCGTTTCACAAACTGGGATGGAACTATCGACAAAGAGCATGTGGACAGACTTATTAAGTTGCTCGGTCGAAAGATGTACCGCAGAGATAAGAAGGACGTAAAGCTAGACTTGCCTGAGAAGCGGCGGACAGTTATCTATCTGGAGCATCTGCCAGAAGAAGCTGAAATGTACAATGAATTTGAGAAACAAGCTTTCATCCTTCTGGATCAATCGGACCCGGATGCTATTTTGTCTAGTACGGCGTTCATTGCCAAACTAACTAGACTCCGCCAGCTAAATCTGTGGGCTAGTGGAATTGATGTAAAGCATCCGGTTACGGGCGAAATCCAGCATCCTCATTGTGATGAACAGATCAAAATTCAAACTGCTTTTGAAATGGCAGAAGAACTACTTGCAGAAGGCGAGAAGGTTCTAATTTGGTCTGCACACTTCAAAGAGCCACTCTACGAATTGCATCGCAGATTTCAAGCGGCAGGGATGAATTCTGTTGTGCATGATGACTCGAACTACGATACATTCGAGGAAGATTGGCAAGAGGGCAAATTCGACATTGCACTTCTTAATATGCAGAGAAGCTCTCACGGTTTGAATTTGCAGAAATTCCCTGGACAATGGGAAGGTGGAGCTTCAAACGCAATCTTCCTAGATTTGTGGTACAACCCTGCGGTTCTACTGCAAGCAGAAGATAGATTGCACCGTAAGGGAACTCCCGAAATGGTAACTACGTATGTTCTTTACGTAGATAATTCCATTGATGCATGGATGGCCGCTCTTGTAGAAGAGAAGCAAAAGATGGCCGCCATGTTCCACGATCATAAAGGTTTGCGTCCGGCAGACTGGAAGAAGTTGATTGTGGATATGAAGGGATTCCAGCCTAACCTTTCGTGGAACGAGCACGAAAAGGATCTAATCGAAGAAGATATGTCCGGTCAGATTGATGCTGCCATAGAGCAGATTTTCAACGAAGCTGACTGAGCTAGAAAAACAAACAAGGAGCGAAGAAAATGAGAAAGCCAATTGGCTACACCGCAGACGATTATGCACGTTGTTTGTGCGAATCATCAGAATGTAAGCATCATGGCGAATCCTGTATTGCTTACACAATCCGTAGAACAAAACAACTAGGTCCAGTTTGCTTTGATTGTCTTTGGAACTACAAAGATGCTGGCTATCCATTGACAGTTACAGTCGACGACCCGGACCCGGAATACTACGTAAATTTGTGTCTAGAACTAGAACGCAGGAGAACTTATCTTTCGTTCTATAATCTAGTTTGGCCTGAATACCTTACTAGAACACTAGACATAATCTACGGATTGAATCTTCATATTCCACAAGACGACCCTGATCCTGATTATGATTGCCTCTATGGATTCATTCTAGAATCAATGCGGGCAGAACTCAGATGGTTCTCTTTATGGGGTGAGGGAACAAAAGAAGAGTTCGCTTGGTGCTTTGACCTAGAGGAACGTTTAGAGATGTTGGAGGCTCTAGGGTTCTAGCGGTCGCGAATAAAGATATTTGTACCGCTTCTGTACTCCAGAATTTAGTCTAGTCTCTAGCTAATGGACACGACAAAAATTCTGGGGTATGGTGGCAGCACAAATTCCAAAAAACAAGGAGCAGCCAGTGAATAGATGCATATTCGGAGACTTAGATTGCCGAGAAGAAGCAACTATGTCTTTTTACAGAGACAAAGAAACAGGCACTCTCTATTCGGGGCCTGTAGGGGAAGGTGAAGTTCCTTCGTACTGTTTCAAGCACGCAGAAATAACATTAGCAAATGAACGAGCAAAGAGAGGGCTCAGCTATTGAGTAAAATAACAAGATATGGTTCTATATCTCAAGATATCTTGGACCGTATTTGGGAAAAAATAGAGGTACAAAACGACTGTTGGATATGGACAGGAAGTTGTACTTCTGTAGGTTATCCCTATTGTTGGATACATGGTAAGAATGCAGCAATCCATATCGTGTTTTTTGAGATGGAATTTGGACAGACAAATCTAATAGTGGGCCATACTAACTGTTACGAGAGACTCTGTGTCAGTCCATTTCACAAGACAGCACAAACTCGCTCCGAGAATATGCTAGATGAAGACAGATTAGATACAGGAAATGCTGAGTACTATTTCTGTGGTCATCCGAGAACATCAGCTAATACTGTTGGCAATGCTCAAAGGTGTCGAATCTGTCACAACAAGCTAGCAAGGGAAGCTTATAGGAGAAAGCATGGCATACGCTGATAAATGCGCTATCGAACACTGTAACAAAACAGCAGTGTATGGTGTAGCCAAGATTCGATACCGCTCAGATGAGCGAACAGAATACAGAGTGTTTACTCGTCCAATCTTACCGGATGAGAAACTACAATATTGCTCAGATCATGCTTGGGCGGTACGTAACGCAAAGGAGTTTCACGAAAATGGTTGAAGAATTGGGCGGATTGTTTGTTTTCCCTCAGCCAGCAGAATATTGGCGAGGAACAGTTGAAGATTTGTTTGAAGCTACAAAGCATCATCCAGATGCTGAAACAAAGCGACATATCCCAACTCCACCCTGTCCTAAGTGTGGACTAGTAGAGACTCTTCCAATGACTGTCTTGCAGTTTATGGAATTGTTCTATAGTGAAGAGAGACGTAACATTCAAGAAATCTTGCCACACTTGAATCGGGATGAGCGAGAAAGATTCATCACTGGCTTATGTATTGAATGTTGGAACAAGGTTATGGCAGGTGATTGAAAAGATTCTAATGACTATTTTGGCGGTAGTCATAGTAGCTTTCAATCTCATGCTACTCGGATGGTTACCGTTTCCCTTTGGCTTTGGGTGGTGGTAGAGTGTGGAAACAAGATATGGAGTTATCTCTCAGGAAATCTTAGATAGAATCTGGGAAAAAATAAATATTCAAGAAGGATGCTGGTTATGGGATGCATCCACAAATCATGGCTATCCTAGAATTGGAATTGGCCAAGGAAGATTAGCTTACGTCCATGTTCTACTCTATGAAGTAGAGCATGGGCGTATTAATTTAGATATCGGACATACCCATTGCTACAATCGGTTATGTGTAAATCCTTCCCATAAGACACTACAAACTAGATCAGAAAATCTTTTAGATCAAGATAGATTAGATACAGGAGATACTGAATTCTTTGTTTGTGGGCACCCAAGAACCTCAGCTAACTCCTATAGCAATGGAGTAACAGCTAAAGGTACTCGACGCTATTCTTGTAAAATATGTAAGGATGGAAAATGAAGGAATTTGAAATCAGCTTTGTCGTCGAATGCGAAGATGGCGCAGAATTAGGAGATATCAGTTACGATTTGGATAGACTATTGGAACGGTGGATAGAAGATTCTGATAGTTTCGTTCTTCGTGCCTATCAAAGAGACGTGGAAGAGCGATGAATCACAAACTTGACGGTCTATGCATTTGGCCGCATATTATGCGGTCCTCAGCGAATCCCGACCTGTTTAGTCGGGAATAGAGAAGCATCGCAAAGCTACCACAACATGAAATACAGATCACTCATATCTAGTCTCTTTGTGTTTAATATTCTCATGTTTGTCATGTTTGGACTTACATGGTATCCTGGAATATATACAGTATGTTTACCTATATTCGCTATTCTATTTTTCTTACCTACAGGGGAAGGTTAAGGTAGGGTGCATGAATTTAGAGGAAGCAGAAGAACAACTCTGGGATAAAACTAAAATAGATAGTGTAACAGGTTGCTGGAACTATAAGTCACATGCTAAAAATTATCCCACAATATATGTGGATGGGCGAGAAGAGACTATACATAGAATAAGCTGGAAACTTTTTCGAGGGGAGTTTCCAGAAATAGTTCATCATACTTGTGAAAATATAATTTGCTGGAATCCTGAACATTTATTAGCTACGGATATCAGTTCGCATGTATCCCAGCATCATAAACAAGATGAAGAGCAATTTCCTTGCGGTCATCCTAGAATACCCTCGAACATGCTCCCTGGTACGGTATATAAGAAGACAGGTTCTTTTTCATATTATTGTAAAATCTGTGATAATGAGCGATCCAGGAGATATCGTGACAAAAAGAATTCCTAAGGATTTAAGATCGACCGGCCGGCGAAGAGCTAGGAAAGCTTTATTCGATTCAGGAATCACATTTGAATGTGCTCATTGTGGTGCAGTTCCACAGGTTATGCCCAAAGATTTTCCTAGAAAGAATCCTCCACCTTTGGGTAGATCATCTAAGACTTGTACTCGACTTGAGGCCCAACATAAGAATAAAGATATGAGCGATAATGATGTGGGCAACTTAGAGTTTTTGTGTCCATCATGCCATAAAAACGCTGACAAAGTTACAGCAAAAGGTGTGTCAACTGTACAGGATCAATTTGGAGCGTCCAGCCTTCTGTGAAAGTACACGCACTCTGGTTTGCAAAAATAGGGGGTTGACAAGGCCAATACCAGGGTGTACAACCCTACCGGGAGCCAGACGTATGGCTCATCTAAACGGAAGGAATTCCAAGTAAATGACAGTAATTGAAAATGAAGAGGTTCAGGAAGCACGAATTGGAGTCGATCTTACGGATCGAATCTTCAATCGTGATCTTCTCAACGAGATTCTCAATCTCATCAATGAGAATGACGAACTCACTGCCGCATTGCGAGGTTCTCCCGATGTTGGGAAGCGTGCAGTTATTCGTCGAATTCTTGATGAGAAGCGGGAAACTCTCGGAGAGTACGACGGTTCCGAAGCAGTAGATTCTCTGCGTGAGTTTGAGGGAGACATTGAACTCCTGATTGCTTACATCGAGACAATCAAGTCTGCAATCGACAAGGCTTTCGGTGAGCGAATTGACGCTCATGTT